AAATTTAATATATCAAGGCAATGTAGGAATAAGCTATGGTGCAATAAACGATGAATATTATAATGATATTGTAATGAGAGTACCAAATATAACTACATTAACTGATTTTACAACATGGCTACAATCTAACAATGTAATTGTCGATTATGTATTAGCAACTCCAACAGAAGAAGATATAGAATTACCAAACATACCAACAATAGACGGAAACAATACACTAAACATAGAAACCGAAATAACACCATCACAAGTTTATATAAAATATAAATCAAACACATAAGGATTTTAACAATCCTTTTTTGTGTGGTATAATTTAATTAGGTGATAAAATGGAATTTGAAATGAATAATAGAAAATGGGAAATAAAAGAAATCCCGCAAGAAATGTTTGAACCAGACGACCCTAATGAAAAAGGCAATTGTTTTGGTTTATGTGATTATGAACAACAAATTATTTATTTGTGGGAAAACTTACATCAACAACAAAAAAGAGCAACATTAATACATGAATTGGTGCATTGCTATATTGGTTGTTATTTAAGTTTTGAAGATATAGGGAATTATCCTGAAGATGTTATGTGTAATATATGTGCTAATTCGCACGATATAATACACAAAATAGTGGAAGATTATTTTAAATAGGTGATACTATGATAAATGAAAGCCAAATTGAATTTTTAACCGAGCGTTTGGTTGAACGAATAAACAAAGCAAATATATTCTTTTATAAGAAAATAGGTAGTGCTTTAAGGCAAATAAAGGAACTAACACCAAGCCAAGCCCACCAACTTGTTGAAATACTTAAATACGGTGGCAACTATGACGAAATAGTACGACAAATAGCAAAGTACACCGATTTAAACATACAAGACATAGACAGTATATTCAATTCTTACGCAAAAAGAGACCAACTGTTTTACGAAAAGTTCTACCAATATAGAAATATACCTTTTGTACCTTTTGCCGAAAATACAGCCCTTAAAATGCAAACTATGGCACTTGCTAATATTGTTAAAAACGAAATGTATAACTACGCACGTGCGAACTTACTAGGATTTACTATAAATGGCGAATTTATGAATCTAAAAGATACATATAACTATGTACTTGACGAGGCTTTACTTAATGTCTCACAAGGTAAGGAAACGTTCGATAGTTCTATGAGACGTATTTTAAAAGACATAGGTGGCAGTGGTTTAAAAACTGTTGATTATAAGAGTGGGCGACAAGTTAGGCTTGATAGCACTGTTCGTATGCACCTTAAAAGCAAATTAAGGGAATTACACAACGAATTACAAAAGATATATGGCGAAGAGTTTGGGGCTGATGGTGTAGAAATATCAGTACACGAAAACCCAGCAGACGACCACGAAAACGTACAAGGGCGACAATTTAGTAATGAGGAATTTAATAAACTACAAAATGGTGGCGTGGCTATTGATTACAAAGGCAAGGCTTATTCACTAGACCACGACGGCAACGGCTCACACCGCCCTATAAGTGAAATGAACTGTTATCATTACATATTTAGCATTGTACTAGGTGTTAGTAAACCTACATATACCGATGAAGAACTACAAAAGAAAATAGATGATAATAACAAAGGTTTTGAACTAGACGGCAAACACTATTCACTATACGAGGGCACACAACTCCAACGTCAATTAGAGCGTGCCATACGTGAACAAAAAGATATACAAATACTAGCCAAGTCAAGCAATGACATGGAACTTGTAGGAACGGCACAAAGCAATATTACAAAGTTGACACAAAAATATAAAGAATTATCACAAGTTAGTGGATTGCCTACGAAAATGAAAAGATTGACCGTGAGTGGTTATAGAAGAACTAAAACAAAATAGTTCTTTTTTGTTTACATTAAATTAATAGTGTTGACTTTTATATGCACATATGTTAATATGTACTTAACAAGAGAAAGTGTGGTGATTAAAGTGCGTTTATGGCATTATGAACTTATTCCAGTGCTACCTAAAGAAATGTTAGTTAGTCAATGGAGGGAATGTATAGCAATTAAAAGGCAATGGGAAAAAGGAGCATTGAAACATAGGTTGGTTAGTTATGTTAAAGATTATGATAAAAATTATTTTTTGTCTTATGTTTTTGATATTATGGGTGAAATGAATAATAGAAGTATTAAATTTCAAAAGAAATATTGGAACGAAATGCGTGATTTTGGTGGTATGTTAGGTTGTTATCATTATGAAGAACATAACAATAGATACCTAAAACAATGTTATTACAACCTAGAAGAAAAACACGACCGTGGTATTATATCAGATGAAGAATGGAAACCAATAAATGATTTGTATTGGGAGTTAGATGATAAGGGGTATTATTAAAGAGGTGAAATAATGAATTATATTGAAAGCGTATTAAAAGAATTAAATTTAACAAAAGAAGAACGCATAGAAGAATGTAAACAATGTTTTTTAAAGCAAAGTGAAGAAACACAAAAAGAAATTGAAAACGCAAATACAGAAGATTTGGAATATGAATTGAGAGTAAACAACTTTACTCCATTCGAAGAGTTTAGAAAAGCAATAAAATATGAATTAATGTTAAGAAGTGATTTTGAAATTGAAATACATTAAAAGTGAGGTGGAATGAAATGAATAAAAGATATTACACAGTATTAAATTGGTTCAAAGAATACGGCTTTACAATAGTTAAGGAAAATCCATCAACTGCTTATTGGTGCGAAACTATAATGAAAGACCCATTAGGTAATACAGTTAGATACGAAATAACAAATAATAATATTTGGCGTATGAAAAATGGTAGAACATCTTATGGAAAAACAAAGACAGAACTTTACTATAATTTAGATAAAATTTATAAAAAAGGAAGTGGAGTAAATGAATGAAAAATTAGCAATAAAAATATTAAAACAAGCAAGTTTAGAAACAACCGTAGGTGCTTGTGAAAAATGTCCTAGAAAAGATAAAAATAAAACTTGTATAGGTTGTTTAGACAATGCGAAATGTATTTTATTAAACTACATAGATAATTTACAATCCAAAATAGACAAGGCTATTGATAAAATAAATCAATATGAATTAATAGTAGGTTATTATGATAGTAATTATGATGAATATGATGATACGTATTCACACGAAATTAAAGAAGAATTATTAGATATTTTAAAGGAGGTTGATAAATAATGCCTAAACTAAATAAAAATTATTATTATAGTAGGACTGGCGAACGAAAAGTGAACTGCTATATTGTAAATGTTCCAAAGGAAGTATTACAAAAGAGTTGCATAAAAGAAGATGATTTTATAAGAGTTTATGCAAAAGATAATAAGATTATAATTGAAAAGGAGAAGTAAAATGGGGTATATTATAGGAATAATAGCAATTATGTTTATGTTGTTAATTATTTATGTATGTTTAAAAATTGGAGAATAAAAACAGAAAAATAACCGACTTTGTCAAAAGTAAAAAACCATGTTATAATTATTGTGTCAGATAATGGAGGACATGATATGATACAAAAGATTATTGAGCAGTATGGTGTACTTTTAGGTGTTTTGGCAATGATAGGGATAGAAATATCGCCTATTAAAATAAATCCTTTTACATGGCTTGGAAAGATATGTGGAAAGTTGCTTGGTATTGAAACTTTGAGTAAACAAATAAAAAAAGTTGATGAAAAAGTTGATATAAATGAGCGAGATAGAATCCGATATGAAATACTACAATTTAGTGGTAGTTTAAGAAATGGATTAACAAGAACAGAAAATGATTATACTCACATTGAAGAATTGTATGACAAATATCATAACCAGTTAAAAGCCAACTCTTACATAACAAGCGAAATGGATTTTATCAGAAGTTGTCGAAACACAGTCGTTGACAAAAAGAAAAACAAAAATATATAATGTTTTTTGCGAGGTTTATCTGTTTGCCTTGCTTTTTTTATAGGAGGGTTTTATGTTTAAAGATTATCATAAATATTTAAGTGCAAGTTTGAAAGTTTACACGTTTTTACTCGTAATAACGTTTATACTGAAGATAGTGGGGTTGGATTATTTTGGATTAGATGTTAATAATCCTGTAATGATAAAATTAAATAGTATAGTGTGGCACTTCAAAATAAGAGAAATATGGTATATATTTACATTATGGTTGTATGCTTATATAATATTGAGCGTTGTTTCAAATAACAAAAAGGTTAAAGGGGTTGCCTTAATAATTACAATAATAGATGTTATTTGCATATTAACTATAAAATACAAATTAATAAAAGTTTTTAGATTTTTTCTTGATGCAGGGATTTTATATTTAGGTTGTTATATATCTAGCAAAGATAAATTTAAAACTGTATTTAAAAGAACTACAATTTGTCTTTTAATAAATACTTTATTTCAACTTATATCAATGATAACAAGAAAAGGCAATTTAGAGATTATACAAGAAGATTTCATTTCGTTGTTTATATTAAATTTTGATTATATACTACTAATGATAATTTCATATAAATTGTATTTCTTGGAAGGAGGTATTAAACTATGTGGGATGGTGGAAGTTGGCTTATCTTCGCTAAAGAAGATAAACTTATCAACATTGCTAAAAAGATTGCAAAGAAACTTGCATAACTTTAAAGCACTAGACAAAGAAACAAAATTAACTTATATTATTTACTTTATTTTAAGTTTAATTTGGAACACCTTAACAATAATTATAATATTATTAGTTGCAAGACTAAACGCAACATTTATTGAATGTTTATTTATCCTAACTTCATTTTGGTTAAGCAAACGAACATTCGGCAAACCTTTTCATTTACCTAGTATGAAACAATGTTTCATCGTATCAAACCTAACCTACTACATACTAAATAGAATTACCACACCACTCGGAATAAGTATATTAATACCTATAATGCTTGGTGTGGGTCTTTCATACATCACATCAAAACTCGTTAAAAAAACCTATAAACCATTATATAAAGGAATGCCGAATAACTTATTTGAAGAAACCATTTTAAAAGTAACAGATAAAGACAACCTAGACTACAAAATTTGTTATGATTATTATGTTAATAATAAATCTGCGTTACAAGTAAGCAACAAATATAATTATACTTATGACGGTGTGAAGAAAATATTTAAAAGAGTAAATGATAAAATTAAAGGACTTTAAAAAGTTCTTTTTTTTACCCTTTTTTACACTATTAAAAATGTTATGATTTAATCAAGAAAGGAGACAGAGATATGAAACCAATTCAACCACTAATCATATCATGTCTCTTTTTCTTATATTAATTAAGGAGATGTGAAAATGTATAATAATCCATATTTTAATAATGTATATAATCCACAAGCAAACCTAGATAAAATAAACGAGCAAATATCACAATTAGAAAAAATGCGTCAACAAATGCAACAACCAGTTCAAACACCACAGCCTACAAACTTAACTCAAAACTTTCAACTAGCCCCTACTAATCACACAATGAAATTTGTTAATACTATTGATGATGTTAATAAAGAAGTTGTTTACTATGACACACCATTTTTTAGTAAAGATATGTCAGTTATGTGGATTAAAAACACAAAGGGCGATATAAAGTCTTATGAATTAAATGAGATAGTGCCAAAGGACGCCAAAGACATGCAAATAGAATACTTGCAAGCACAAATTGA